TTTTATCTTGTTTTTTAGGATTAAAATCTGATCTTGGATAAACTGCGTGTACAATTTCTATTTCTTTGTATGGGTCTTTCTTTTCCATAACTAAAATATCTTGTGATACAGAAGCACCAAACTTTTGTACAATAGCTCGTGCTGATAGTTTAAATTTTCTATAGATAGTATCTATTCTACCTTTATCATTTTCCGCAATATAAACTTCATCAATATGTCTTGTAGAAAATTTTATAAAATCTTCATCATCTTCTTCAATAAACATTGCTGCTGTACCAAAGGTAATAAGGTCATGATACAATTCAAATATTTCTTGTTGAAAGTTTGATCTGTTAAATGCTGTGTACATTGCATCAGTTGCAGACTCTAACCAAAGTTTAGCTTCATCTTCGTTATCTATTTCTTGTTGTTTAAATCTTAATGCAAACCAAGGTGTTGATGGGTTTGTAAGCATACCATGTAATGATGCTGCTAATAATTCTAAAGATTGTAAAGGAGAACTATCAAAGATAAGTTCCATTCTTTTATCGCCACGACTTCTTTTTTTCGTAACGTCTGATTTTCTTGGCATCATGTAGTCCGCTACTTCTTGCCAATGCGTTTCCCAGTTTTGTCTTTGACCTGCTAGTCTATCGAAACGTGATAATAATTTTTTTGTTAAATCTGTTTTTGCCATTATTTTCCTAGTAAACTTCTTCTACCTAATGTTAATGTTTGATCTTCTACTCCGCTAGGTCCTGTCATAATTGTCATTGATCTACCTTTAGCTTTTGTTTTTCTTGAATCATATCCATCCATGCTAGTTGCTGTTGCTTGAGAAACTTCTGCTGTAGTAGGTGCAGGTGTTGGTGGAGCAGGTGGTTTTGGTGGACTAACAATTCTTCTTACTGCTCTTGCTGGACTTCCTCCCATATTATGATCCTAGTAAAGTTTTCTTTTCTGTTTCAGCTTCTTCCTCAATACCTAAAGGTCCAGTTAAGATAGTTGACTTTCTACCTTTTCTTTTTCTTTCTATCGCTGCTTGTTCCGATGCAATTCTTGCTTTCTCTTCCGCAGACACTTCAGTTGATGGTGGTGTCGGCAAAGGTTGAACTGGTGGTAGCGGTGGCATTTTTGGTGAAAATAATGATCCCATATTATATAATCCTGTATTCATTATCTGCTATATGTTGTGGAGCAGATTGTCTAGTGTTAATTTCTTGTAAACCAACAGACAAGTATCTCATTGCATCACACGCATGAGATGACCAATCGTGTACAGGCTTACTTCGGAACATACGATTTTTGTCAATATATTTCCGATGATAATGTCTTAACGCATCTATTAACTTTTTGCAATGGTCTGTATCAATCCAACATCGAGGTAGAGTCATTGTGGTTGCGTGTATACCATCTTCTAATGGTATTTTAGGAACAACTTTAAACCTAATACCTAATTGATAGGCAACTTCTCTTCTCGTTTTTCCATTGCTAAAATCTGTAACTTCTATATCATGCGGTGCGAAATGATCTTTATAGACATATTCCTTCTCCTTAATTAATTGAATATAGTGCGGTAATCCTTGTCCACGTTCTTCATGATAGTCAATAATATTAATTGATCTACCTAGCTGCTGAAAAAATATAATAGAACTATGATCTGATACTCCTAAATCCCAAGATGTATTTACAGGCAATGATGGATCGTAGGGTACTCTTGTTAATTGTTTCTTATCTTCCATCTTAACTAAAGTATCACTATAGATCGAGCCTTCTATGTTAGCTATCCAATCACATTCAAACTCTTGTAGATACTTTTTTTCTCCCATAACTTCTTTTGCTTTGACAAGCTCATCTTCATCTACAATCTTGGTATCACTTGCTTTAGCTTTATAATTAAACCAATCCTCTGCTCCTTGTGCGTGTTGATACAATTCATAAAAGTTATTATTCATTCCTTGTGGTGTGCCTATAAAGACACAATAGCCTTTGCGATCAGAAAGTGCTGGTCTAATTATTTCAGGAAATAGTTTTTCATTGACATTTGCATACTCATCAATCACACATCCATCTAGGTAGATACCCCTTAACCCATCGGAGTTTTCCGACCCAAGTAAAGTTATTCTTGCACCATTGGGTAAATCTACCCTTAACTCTGTTTCATTAAACTTGGTGTATGGTATCTTTGCAGTAAACTGTTTCATGTAATCCCAAGCGATTGACTTACTTTGTTTAAATGTTGGCGAAATGTAGGCATATCTTGGGTTCTTATTTTTGGACAATAGTGCTGACCTAATTAAATGATTGATCATACATACTGTTTTGCCGAACCTTCTATGGCAAACTAGCACCGACCATCTATGTTTAGATATTTTATTATGTAAGAAGGCTTGGTGTTTTCTAGGGGTGTAAGGTATTTTAATATCCATTATAATTCTTTACCCCATCTTATTCTTGGTGTTGCTTGTACTTCTTGCCAAACCCTATTAGTTCTAGTAGTCCAACCTGTATTTTTTTTAAATGTTTGAACCTCTGTTTCTTTGTTAAAATTAACAGCTTTTAATGATGAACCACTTTCAGTTGTAAGTGTATAGGTTATTATTTTTTTCCCACCCATACTTTGCCAAATCTTAATAGCTTTAGAATATAAAAAACTACAAGTTCCTTTTGGTGCATCATTTAAAACACAATTACGATTTATTTCTAAAGTAAATTTATTATCTAGTTTTCTTGCAACAGGTCTCCCAACTATAGCTACCCCTACTAATTTGCCTTGATATTCTGCACCTATACTAAACTTATGACCTGTACATTTTTTATTATGTCTATGATGTTTTGTTACAAATTCATTAGCTTCTTTTAAGGATAAGGGTATTACTTTTAAATTTTTAGCCATATCTAGTGTATTCTTGTACTTAACATACTATGCTCAGGGGAGCTGTAATCAAAGTCTAATAAACTCATTGCATAATGTGCAAAGTGTTCTGCAATCTTTTTATTGTGTAATCCATATATCTTAATAGTCAGAGTATTTGTTTTCTCATCAATCATAACTATAGATGTTAAGTCGTCTTGTATGTAATCCCACATAGTACACAACATATAGTAATTGTAAATTATTTTAAACTAGAAAGGCTTGGCAAATAAAGGTGTGGGTTATTCTGTGGGGGTGGCTAAAGCTGTGTCTGTAAAGGTGTCCTCGAGTCCCATGTATATATACGTATAGTTTGGCACGTCATTTTTTGGGTATACCCCCCTATCGTTTTTTAAATTTAGTCAGTTGCCTAGATAATATAGCTTTATTACCGATAACTGTTTACTTATCACGATACCAATAAGGTAAAATATTAATAATATATAGGTCAATACTACTGCCGATTATATACACGTGAAAAGCTGACGTTGTTTGATTATTAGAATAGCAACTATTCAACTCTTTTAATCTTTACATACTTTAACAGCTCATGATCTTTTTTATTGGTGTACTTAACTTGTATTACTTCGCCTCGCTTATATTTATTGTTTAGCTGCTTTAATAATTTTTTATAGCTCATTGCTTGTAATGTTTCTTCTTTGCCTTGCTCATCTTTAATATTATAAATGTATCTCATATTGTTGTATATTTAACACAGTTGCATTTATATCACACCAATATCTTTGACCCATTTTGAACACAATATATATTTACTTCTAATACTATAACCATTATGGTTAATACATAAACAACAAAAGGAAAACAATGACTAAAGAAGTAAAAACAATGTATGAGCTTAATGGTGGTGAATTATACCAAAGAGATCATAAACTAGCTTTTGAAAATGCTAAAGTTAAAGGGTTAAAAAAACCTCAAGAGTGGATGTATATGTATTCATCTTTTAAGAAGGATTTTTTTAAGAATATTAATTTTAGAAATTATATTAGCTTTGAACAATAAACAACTAACAAAGGGGAAACAATGACAACTGAATATATACTTTATGGATGTAAAAAAAATCAACCTGATTATATGGAAGAAATTATTTGTACTTCATATAATACACTTGATATTAAAAAAGCTAAAAAGTTTGCTAAAACTTACAGGCAATTTGTAAAATTTAGAGTAGCAACATTTAAAATGGGTGATATGCCTAATTTTAACGATCGTAAATTAATAAATTTATAAACAACTATTGACACTACAACCAAAATGGTTAATATAAATATAAAAACAAACAAGGGGGAACAATGATAACAAAACAAATGGCATGGAATTATTTGGGTGATGATTACCATGAATGGGTTGCAAATGTTATTACTGATATTTGTAATGATCCAAGCGATATAAATGTTTTAAGAAAAGAGATATTAAAACATTGGAAACAACATTTAAAAAACTCAAAGGGGGAATAATGAAAAATAAATACTATATTTATTGTTGGTGGAGTGGGATACGAATAGAGCAAGAACACTGCAAGATAAATAAAATAGATGATAAAAAAGTATATTTTTGGAACGATGACGCTCAACTCTACCAAGAAGATGATATA